CCCCAGGCTTGGGGCGGCCTTTCCTTTTGCGGTTATTCGCCGAGAGCCGGGGTTGCGAGCGGGGCCCCGGAATGAGCGCGGCGAATTTTGGGCGCGAAGCCACACACGCGCAGCGTGTGACCAGCCTGCCCGGTTTCGCATTAGCGAAATGATGGGCGAAGCCCAGCAAGGGCCGATAATACACGCCGGGCGGCGGCTTTTCCGTTTTCGGTAAGCTGGCGCTGCCATGCACCTTGCGAGGGAGACCAGCGGAAGCCGTTGGCTTTGAGCAGGGCTCGGGTAGCTTCATCCGGCTTGCCGCCGAAAACAAGCTGTACGCGCATAATTTCGGAGTTTTCCAGATAGGTGCAGCCGTTGTGCTGTTCTTCCTGCGTGGGAGAGGCTTTAACAGCTTTCAGAGCTTCCAGACGTTCGCGGATGCGCTTGATATTGGCATTGCTGTTTTGCAGCGCATAGGCGGGATAAGGGCAGCCGTATAGCGCAAGCGGGGTGCCGTCGCCTTTGGCAAATACGCCGGGGCGGGTGAGCCATTCGCGCGCTTTTTCCGGAATGCCGGGGCAGCCGTCCAGCGTTTTGTGCTTGCGGTAGTAGGCATTCGCCTGCTTCATTTCGTCATGGGCGGCTTCCAGCCTTGCAAGCTTCGCTTGCAGGTATTCCAGCGCTTCCGGGTCATTTGACTTGACGCCTTGGACGTGTGCGGTTTTGAGCAGATGCAAATAGTGGTCTGCTTTCTCAAAATTGGCGCGGTTTGCCTCCCATGCGGCGACCTGCTTTTCTTTTTTGCGCACTGGGAAATTGGAGGCACCGGCGATAAGTACAGACGGGCAGCGGGTGCCGATGGCATTTTCCTGGTTGATGGCCTCCGCAAGCTTCTTGGCGTAGCGGTCAAAGTAATGCTCTGCACGCTCGCGCTGGGCCTGCGTTTTGCATTTGGCCTTGACCTCTTCCAGCACGGCGGCGGCACGGTCTACCGCAGCGCGGTATTCATTGGTGGCGCTGTTGGGGATATAATCGCGCATGCTCATGTTATCATGGGAAAGGCGGGCGGTGGATTCATTGATTTCGTAGTACATGGCGTTTTCCTTTCTGCCCTCGTGACCTCCGGGGCGGGATTCTATTAAAATTAAGAGACTGTACGGGCCTTGCGCTGCTGGGCAAGCATGCGGTTATAGGCCATGAGTTCTTCGCGTGTTTTGACTTTGGACGGAACGGTTTTCTCGACCTGCGAATCGGTGAAAAGGTGGGATTTCGCAAGATAGGCGTGCTCGCTGGCGGTTTCTTCCTGCTCATCCTTGGAAGGCTTGCCGGAAGTAAAGCGCCAGAGGTTAAGCACCAGCGCGGCATGCTCGTTCTGCTTGACCTGATAGCCAAGGCGGCGCCACTCCTGATAGGTGTGGAGGGGAAGACGGCGGCCAGATTCGAGGATGGCGGTAGCTTCTTCTTTTGAGAAGATGCCGGAAGAGATTGCGGCGTTAAAAATGATTTGTTCGTTTGTCATGATGGGTTCTCCTTATTTCTGCAATTTCCAAATGCGATAGTCTCTTGCGTCCATATTGACGTAGCCGCCGCATACTTTAACAGTAACTTCCGAGGAAAGGGCGTTTTTCTTGGCCTGATAATATGTGTCGTAGTGTACCATGATTGTGTCCTCCTTGCTTTTGCGCGGTTGATGTGCTAGAATACAGCTAAGGGCAACGGCTTTTGCGTGGTTTTTGCCTTTAGGCTGTCAGGTTACGACTGGCGGCCTTTTATTTTTGCAATGTATGCGGCGAACAACTGCAACTTTGTTTGCCTGTCCAGCGTCGCCCATACTTTGCAGGTCATCGGCTCACCTCGCTTTCGGTTTGCCGTTGCCCTTGCTGTGATTACATGATAGCATGTACATGCTGGCATGTAAATAGGCAAATTGTACGAAGATTCATGCTTTCATGTATACAGTTTGTACATGTTGACATGTATAAGGGCGCTGTGGTATACTCTTTATAAAGGAGGGTGCGCCGCATGTCATCAGAAGCCAAAAGGAAGGCGAATGCTAAATATTTGCAAAGCATGAAAACGCTGACTTTGCGCGTAAAGCCGGAAGAAGCCGAAGAAATAAAGCGAGCTGCGGGCAATAGTGTGCAAGGGTATATTATCAGTGCTGTGCGCGAGCGCATGGCCGCAGAAAGCCAAGAGGGCATAACAGTGTGCAAGATACGCAATGACGCAGTAGGGCCAGCGGCAGAGGCCGCAGGGCAAAGTATCAAGGAGTATGTAACGCAGGCAATACAAGAGCGCATGGAGCGCGGGCAGTAAAAAATAAAGCCTTTCGGGATAACCGGAGGGCTTTTTCTTATAAGGTGGTGGAAATATGGCAGAAAAGTATGATAGACGCAAAAACCTTGTGAGCCTAAAGGACAGGACGCCAGAAGAGAGGGCGGAAATTGCGCGCAAAGGACAAGCGGCATCAGTAGAGGCGAGAAAACGAAAAAAGACGCTTAGAGAAATTATGGAGGCTGTTTTGTCGCTGGAGGCGCCGCAAGAGATGCTTGAGGCGGGCAACGAGTTAGCGCGGAAAATGCAACGGCTTGCAAAATCGCGGGGAGAGGTTGTGGACGTATATGAGGCAATCGCTATGGCGCAGGCACACAGAGCCGCACAGGGAGACACGGCGGCAGCAACATGGGTGCGTGATTCCGCGGGAGACAAGCCGACCGACAAACTGGCGCAGACCGGCGGGCCGGAAGTAACAGAGGCAGACATTGCGCTGCTGCGCAAGCTGGACAAGGTGGGCACGCTGGACGCGCTGACGGGCGAAAAAAGCGGCAAAGATGGTTGATATGTCCATAATATGCAGTTGATAAATGTACCAATCTAATAAAATGACGATATATCGTTATTTCATATTTCGCCAAATTGGTATTTAGCGAAATTGCAGGCGAGAAGATGGAGAAGAAAAGAGGCAAGAAGCTGGAAGGTCAGAAAGCCGGAAAGGCCCCCCTAGGGGGTAAGACATAAGGCAAGGGCTGTATTTTTTTTATTTTTTTCTGCGCGCATATATATAGGGGGCCCCGTGTGGGGGCATACCCCTCCCAAAGGCGACCCCGGCGCTCCGAGGATGGGGAGAGGGTACTATATATATTTTCCCCGCCGAAAATTATAAAAAATACCCCCCTGCAAAGGTTACCCATACCCCATTTTTCTTAGGGAAGGTAATTCAAAAACTGATATGCACTTATGCCCTGCCGATTGTGGCAGGGATTTATATGCGGAATGCCAGAAGCAGCCATGTATGGTGGGAAGGCCGCACCTTCCGTTCCGCACGGCAAGCCTCGGCCTAAAATAGAGGAATGAAAAAAGGCTGAACTGCCTCCGCCTGTAATTTGGAGGGGTTGCCGCTAGTGGACGCACTACACGTGAAAGCCGTGCGCTTGTATGAGCGATAATCACTGACAAGAGCGGAAAGACGCCTACAGGGCCACCTTGTGCACTGATACGGTGGATGACGGCCAGGAACTTAGACTGGCAACCGTCGAAATGGGGCAGTGAAAAACTATTGCGCTATGCTGCCCAAAAAACTGCAAGGCTTTAAGAGACAAAGCCAACTCGACGCGCATAAGAGTGGGCCGAGGTGTCTTGCATTCCCCCGGAGTTACATATTTTCCGCTATTGGCAATCGGCGTTTTCAAGGGGGAAAATCATGCGGAGAACATGAAGCCGAAGACGCAAAGCTGTGTGCACAGGCGATGCGTACCTGGGCGGCCTGTTACCGTCCCTCCGCCCTACATGCTTCCGTGGCGGAATAGTAGACACTAGCAAGCGCGGGTAATTCCGTAGAACAGATTAACGGCAGAAACGGCCAGCCGCAAAACCGAGCGAGGGATGTTAGTCTGGCATCCTATCCGTGGTGCAAATCCACGGCGGAAGCGATACACGACACAAAGCGGTGGCGGAACAGGTAGACGCTAGGGTAAGAATAAGGTCTGGCAAGGAAAGTAAGTAGTGTGGCTTATTCATGTGAGGTGCAAATCCTTACCCGCAAATTTGTGTTAAATTGGAAAATAAAACCCTACAAAGCTGGGTTCTCGAGCGGGAGCTCTTAGAAGCCTTTGCCTATGGGTTTTATTTACGGCTAAGGCGTGCCGTGAACGCTTAAAAGGCTCCAACGCGGGGCCTTTTTGTTTTGATTTTATACATGCGATATATGCAATTTATCGCATGTGTTCTATTTTGTGCAAATGGGGTGGTAATGTGACGGCACAGGAATTGCGGGAAAAGACGGTGGAAATGTGCCGTGAAGACCCCGTGTTTTTTACAAAGACCTTCGTGCATATTGAGGATAAGGACGCCGAAGAACTGATACAGCCCTTTCAGCTTTGGCCTGCACAGGAAGATGCATTACGCAGCATGCATGCGCACAGGCTGAACGTGATATTGAAGGCGCGACAGCTTGGAATTACATGGCTGGCACTTTCAGTGGCGGCATGGCTTTTGGTGCTGTTTACCGGGCGCACGGTAGTATGCTTTTCCCGCGCAGAGGAAGAGGCGAAAGAACTTGTGCGCCGCATGGTGGTGATATTACGGCATATGCCGGAACTGATTGCGGAGGAAAAACATGCCCCGGCCGGATGGAATGGGCCCGTATTCAGCTACACCAGCCTGGAAGTGAAAATACAATTCCCCAAGGGGCCGGAAAGCGTTTTGAAGGCGTTTCTTTCCAGCCCAGGGGCAGCGCGCGGCTTTACGGCAGACCTTGTTATTCTGGACGAATGGGCCTTTCAGCAGTTTGCAGAAGAGATATGGGCATCTATTTTTCCAGTAGTGAACCGCCCGAATGGCGGTATGGTGATAGGGCTTTCGACCATCAAGCTGGGCACGCTGTTTGAAGAGATATTCACAAACCCGGACAACGGATTTAATAAAATTTTTCTGCCTTGGAGCGCAGACCCCGCGCGTGACAAAGCGTGGTATAACCGCACGCTTGGGGCGTTGGGCGAGGATAAGACCTTACAGGAATACCCTGCTAGTGTGGAAGAGGCATTGAGCGTGCCGGGTGGCGTGATGTTCCCGGAAGTAAAAAAGGAAACGCACGAGACGGCGGATGATGTTCCGCAGAGGGCACGGCGGTATGTTGCGATAGACTATGGCCTTGATATGCTGTCTGCCCATTGGGTAGCGATTGGCACAGACGGGCGCGCATTGGTGTACAGGGAATTTGACGAGCCAAACAAAACGATTGGCGAGGCGGCGGAAATTATTTTGAACCTTTCTGCCAATGAAGAAATAGACGCCTTTTTGGCGCCGCCGGATTTGTGGAGCCGAGAACAACTGACGGGAAAAAGCCGCGCCATTGTTTTTTCAGAATACGGGCTGCATTTGACAAAGGTTTCGAATGACGTGGCGGCGGGATGTGCCAGCATGAAGGAATGGCTGTTTCCCGGCCCGGATGGCCCTATGCTGCGCATTAAGCGAAGGGCTGCGCCGAATTTGTGGCGATGCTTACAGAAGATACAGAAGGACGAGAAAAAGCCGGACACATATTCGAAAGAGCCGCATTCCCTGACGCACGACGTGGACAGCCTGCGCTATTTCTGCGTGTGGTGGACGAGCCCGGCTGCAAAGATGGAAAAGAGAGTGCGGGCACATTGGGAAGAGGATTTATTTGAGGATTATGAAAATGCCGATGAGCAAGGCAAGGCGTATTTGATTGCCAAATACGGAAACCCGTTTTGAGGAGGACACATGTTCAGGAAAAACAAAAAACTGGCAGAATGGCAGGATAAGCTGCAAAAGGCCAAAGCCGCATATGCGGATGAACTGAAAAACATGGACATCCGCACCAGCTATTACGATGGCACGGCAGACATTCGAAAGAAAAACGGGGCGATAGCGGGAAGAAAAGCATCTAATGTCCGAAACATCGTGTATGAGCTTTTGGAAAGCGAAGTGGATTCCACCATTCCGATGCCGCGAGTTGAGGCCATTCATGAAGAGGATAAAGAGCTTGCCCGCGGAATTGAAGCGATGCTGCGCAGTGAAGTACAGATGCTGCGGCTTGTTGAAATGAACGACATTCAGGAACGAACAACGACCATACAAGGCGGCGCGCTTTGGCAAGTGGATTGGGACGAGGAAAGAGGCTTTCACTGCACGATGGGCGACGTGGCTGTGACTGACAGGCACCCGCGGCAGGTGATACCGCAGCCGGGCATCTACGAAATAGAGCAGATGGATTACATATTCGTGCAGGTGACGCAAACAAAGCAGGCGGTAAAGCGAAAATATGGCGTGGATGTGGCACAGGACGGCGAGGAAGCCCCGGAGGTGCGCGGAGAAGATGCGATGCCGTGGGATGAATTGGTAACGCAGAACATTGCCTATTACAGAAACAAAGACGGAGGGATAGGGCGTTTCAGTTGGGTGGAGGACACGGTGCTTGAAGATATGGAGGACTATCAGGCTCTTCATGTAAAGGTGTGTGCAGTGTGCGGCGCAACCAAAATGCAGAATGACGATACATGCCCGGTGTGCGGTGCGAAAAAGTGGAAGGACGAGGTTCAAGGCGAAGAAGAACTGTTTGAGGATATTACCCTGTTTAACGGAACAACGGTTCCATGGCGCGCAGGTGAGGAAGAACGCGAGATATTGGGGCCGGACGGGATGCCTATGCTGGATGAAGCGACAGGCGCGCCGCTGATGCAAACCGTGACGATTGCCACTAAGATACCCCGGTATAAGCCAGACCGCTATCCTCTGGTGCTGCGCAGAAATATCAGTAAGTACGCATCTTTTATGGGCGGCAGCGACGTGGATGTGATACGCGACCAGCAGGAGGCCATTAAGAAATGCGGCTCGAAAATAGAAGAAAAGGTGCTGAAGGGCGGCAGCTTTGTGACGCTGCCTGAAGGGCTGGATGTAGAAACAACGGATAAAGAGTTCAAGATTGTACGCATTAAAAACCCAGCGCAGAAAGAACTTATCAGCGTGATGAATGTACAACCCGATATTACAAAAGACCGGGTTGTGCTGGTGGATAATTATGACTATGCCAAAAGCACACTGGGCATTACGGATGCGTTTCAGGGCAAGTATGATTCATCGGCCACGTCCGGCAGCGCCAAGCAGTTTTCGGCAAACCAAAGCGCGGGGCGGCTGCAATCGAAACGGGAACAGAAAAACAGCGCTTATGCGCGGCTGTATGAACTGATGTTCCGCTTTCTTCTGGCATATGCGGACGAGCCGATTCCGTATACCACGAAGGACGGCAGCGGGCAGCAGGCTTTCGCGCACTTTAACCGTATGGATTTTCTGCGGCAGGACGCAGCAGGCGAATTTTACTGGGATGATGAATTTATCTTTTCGATAGACCCCAGCGCCACGCTTTCTTCCAACCGCAGCGTGCTGTGGGAGCAGATGGATTTGAAGCTGCAAAGCGGGGCCTTCGGCCAACTGGGCGTAAACGAAACGATGCTTTTGTACTGGACGCTGATGGAGGATTTAGATTATCCCTATGCAGGGGAAATAAAAGCGGCAGTACAAATGAGGATAGATGAACAGAAAGCCCAGCAGGCCGCAATGCAGCAAATGCAAATGGGAGGAATGGGAAATGTTATGCCCTAAATGCAAGGTTGAAATGAGGGCGAAAGCCTCTTACCACATTGAGGGGAAAAAGCTGTTTTTATGGCAGCAGTTTTTTTGCCGGAACAGGCAGTGCGAAAACTACGGACAGCCTGTTAAAACTATAAAGCACGAAATACCGGTTGAAAAGGAGGAATAGGGTATGGCAAAGCTGAATATCCCCAACACGGGCAGCATGACGGTGAAAGCGCCGAAATCTTCTGGCAGCACCAAAAAGCCTACCGTGAAAACGGGCGGCGACCTTCGCGCATCGAAGTGAAAAAATAAGCCGGGCCGGGGCGTGATACCGGCCACCCCTCTTTGAGGGAAAAGAAAGGAAAATATGGAACTTGAAAATGGCGTGACAAGTGTTCAGGAAACCGGCGAAGCTGCCGGTGAACAGGAGCTTGAGCAGGGGACAGCCAACCCTGATGTGCAGAATGTAGAAGCGGAGCAGGAGCCCGTAGGCGATGAACCTGCCGAAGCCGGGCAGGAACAGGAAGCACAGATACCAAACGAAGTGTGGAAAAAAGCGCGTGTTCGTGCAGAGCAGGAGGCGGCAGCCAGATATGCCCGCCAGCAGGCCCAGCAGGATGCGGAAATAGCTGCCCGATTTGGGCACATGAAGGTGCCGGGCACTGACAGGCCGATTCGGACTGTAAAGGATTATTTTGAGGCACTGGACGCTCAAAACAGGGCAAAGACGGAAGCTGCGCTGAAGGCAGCCAATATTGACCCGAATATTATCAATCAGGCTGTAGCGCAAAACCCGCTTATCAGACAGGCGGCCCAAGTGGTGGAGCAGGCGCAGAAGAGTGAGGGCGAGCGGATTTTGAATGAGCAGGTAGCTGAAATTTCGAAGCTTGACCCTTCTATCAAAACGCTTGCAGATATTAAAGGGATGAAGACCTTCCCGCAGTTCGATGCGCTTGTGCGCAGCGGCGTTCCGCTGGTAGTGGCCTATAAGGCGGTAAACTTTGAAAGTCTGGCGGAAGGGAAAGCCGCAGCAGCCAAACAGGCCGCCATCAATGCGGCGAAAGGCAAAAGCCACCTTGGCCCGAACAATGGAACAGGAAACGAAGCGCCTAGCCTGACGGAAGAAGAATACGAGGAATGGGCCAAGTACGGAATATCCCGGAAAGAGGCCGAAAAGTATCACAAAAAATTTAACGCATAAACAGGAGGAAAGATATGTTCAAAGTAGCAAAACGCGAAGTGCGCGATGTTGAGCCGTTTGAATACTACCCCAGCGATGCAGAACTTACGCTGGGCAGTGCGGCCAACCTTGGCAGCGGCGGAAAACTGAGTAAGGCGGCTTCTACGGTGAAGCCTTCCCATATTGTAATGGGTGAGAAAAACGCAGATGGGATGTACCCGGCAATGAAGGTAGTGCCCACAACTACCTTTGAAGTAATGAGCACCGTAACGGTTGCGGACACGCTGATTGGAAACAAGGTGACGCTGGGCGCAGATGCTGCCAGTGTGACAGCCACCACGACAAGCGGCATTTTTGTTGTGGACTGGACAGATGGCGCCGAGACAAACAGCACGGTGCGCGGCCATTTTGCATAAAGAGGAGGAAAAGGAAATATGGCAGGTATCATTTTTTCTGAAGGCTCTGGCCTGAACAACAGCATCTACGGCAAAAGCCAGGAGCCTATTCGTGCAATGATTGAAAAGAACGTGGAAGCGTTCGAGCAGCAGAGCCAGATAAAGAACGTGTTCTTTATGGACAAGACAAAAAACTTTGCTGAAAAATACACACAGGAAACGAGCCTCGGCAACTTTGAGGATGTGGGCGAGAACGGCGCCTACCCGAAAAACAGCATGCAGGAGGGCTATGCCAAAGTGGTGGAACCGACCACTTGGAAGAACTCTTTCGAAGTGACGCAGGAAATGATTGAGGATGCGAAGTTCGGCAAGATAAAAAGCCGCGCCAACATTTTTGCAACCAGCTTTAACCGCACGCGAGAAGAGTTTGCGGCAAACCTTCTGGCCGGTGGTGTTTCTGCAAAAACCAAAATCGGCACGCGGGAATATGCTACGACTTCGGCAGACGGCGTAGCGCTGTTTTCGACTGCCCACCCCTCCATTACCAAAGGGGCGAAAAATCAGGCCAATGCGTTCAAGGCGCCTTTTTCGAACTATGTGCTGGATAAAGTGCAGGAATATATGCAGGGCTTCACGGATGATGACGGCCACCTGCTGAATGTGGCGCCGGACACGATTCTGATTCCGAATGCAGGGGAACTGAAACGCGCTGTGCTGGCGGCAGTAGGCAGCGACTTAGACCCGGAAAGCAGCAACAATGCCATGAACTTTCAGGCCGGTCTGTGGAACGTGCTGGTATGGCCCTATTTGCCTAAGACCATCGGCGGTAAGCCCTATTTCATCATGATGGATTCGAAGTTCAAGGACGACTACATGTGCCTGCCGTTCCTTGACCGTGTGCCCCTGACGGTGAAAAGCGATATTGACCCGAACACCGATGCCAACGTGTTCAAGGGCCGCGCGCGCTTTATGGCAGGCTTTAACAACTGGCGCTGCATTTCCATCTGCGGCGAAGGCGTGAACGGCACGACCATCACGGCGCCCGTCACGAGCCAGAACGTAACTGTGGTAAACACTGAGGAAAAACCTGTAAACACGAAAGAGGTAGGCGCTGGCGGCTAACATAAAGGGCGGGCAACCGCCCTTTTCATCACGGACAAAAGGAAACGGCCGGGGCGGTGCCGGTAGACGTGAGAGGAGAGAAAAGCATGACATGGAGAGAAATCAAGCTTGCCACGCTTCAAAAGATGTTCTCGGCAGACGGTTCCACATTGGTGGAGGACGAAACCACAAAAGACTACCTTGCGGGCATGCCGCAGACAGCAAACGAGGCGCTGGCGCTTTTATGCACATCGAATAAGTATTTGCGCAAGAGTGTGGTGCTGGAAAAGGAAACAGGCCCGGCGCGGTTTACCATGAAAGACAGTGCCGAAGATTTCTGGATTTTTGGCACGCCGGAGGTATACCGGCTGGAAAACAGCATGCCATATAAAACGTATGCCTATAACATTGTGGCGGGACGCGACATTATTTTTTCGGCTGAAGAAGCCGGAGAATATGAAGTGTTTTACAACGCCTGGCCACCGCGCATCACAGAAGAAACATTGGACAATTACGAGCTTCCGCTTACGCCGGATGTTGCTGTGCTGCTGCCGCTTTACATGGCAAGCCAACTTTATAAGGACGACGACAATTCCATCGCCACCATCTACCGCAACGAGTTTGAAGTAGCGCGCGGCGAGCTTGTTTCCGGCACGGGTGGAATTGTAACGAGTGAATGGACAGCAAAGGACGGGTGGTGCTGACATGGCACAGTTTTCAATTCCGGCCAGCCCGGCAAGAAGCATATTGAATGTAGATAAGTTCTACGGGATAGATTACACCAACAGCCCGGCCAATGTGGATAAAAGCCGCAGCCCGAACGGGCAGAACATGATACGCGACGTGCCGGGCAAGGTGCGCAAGCGTATGGGCTATGAGACAATGGCGCAATACCCTGCACGCATCAACGGCGTATTCGCCCGACGCGAAGATACACAGTTCCTTGTTCATGCTGGCACGAAGCTGTATTTGGGCGAGGAAGAGATATACGGAGATATGGCAGACGCACGCAGCAGCGCTTGGCAGTTCGAAGACAAGCTGTATATCATTGACGGCGCGGGCCTTACGGTGTTTGACGGCGCGGCGGCGGCCCCGGTGGGGGACGACGCAAAAATACCGCTGTTCACCATTGCCAAGGCGCCTACGGGAGGCGGCACGCAATATGAAAATTTGAATCTTATTCAGCCCAAATTCACAGAGCAGTTCCTTGGAACGGAAGAAGATACACAATACCATCTTTCCTTTACGGAATTGGATGATGCCCCCGTTAAGGTGGAGCTTTTGAATGCCGAAGGAACTTGGCAGGAGAAAACGGAAAATACTGATTACACAGTAGACCGTGAAGCTGGCATCGTCACCTTCACCGAGGCGC